CCCCGGCAATGCCGCACCAGAACCATGATACGACGTTGATTAAATTATTAGCGACGTGGAAACTCGTGGAGTTTCTTGGCCTGCGCGCATGTGCCGCAGACCGTCGGGAGGACGCAACTGGAATTTCCAGTATCGTGCCGCCCCGGCAGGTCACCGTAAAGAGGGAGGGAAAGAAGCAGGTCAGAATGTCTGACCTTTACAAACAGAACAAGGGCATTGCCCGGTTCATATGTAAGAGGATTGGTACTACCAATACTCCGCAACTTACCTCTCGTATAAAACACTTCCTAACCCGACGTGATGATAAAATTTACATCGCTACCCAGAGTATTACAACACTGTTGTATCTCTCGGTTAACGGGAAGGAGGATAAGTTGTCTCAAATCGAGTCGCTCCGAACAAAATACTTAAGAAGTATGCTTGTGCTCGGAACCGACGGCTTCACTAAAGTGTGGAAAGATGCCACAACGGCATTATCCAACAAAATCTCGGGAAACATTCTCGAGGAAGCCAAGAAGAGAGACGATCTAAACGAAGACGCGAAAGTAGTCTATGACGACTTACTCACCTTATATGGCAGGGCCATACGGGAAGTACCCGATGAGGAAGAGTTTTACTTTCACGCCTACATTCAGCAGGCAAGATTTTTACCACTGCCGTCAATGAAGGCGACAGGAGAAAAGATTATCGAATATGTCAGTGGACTGGTAACAGACCGGTCAACAGACTATGACGATAAAGCTATTCAAGTAGGTCAGATATTATCTGACAAGGTAAATTTCTTTGCAGAAAAGCAAGGAAAGACGCTCTTCAGCAAAACCCACTTGAGTTTATCAAGTGGTTCATGCTGGGAAGCATCTCGCAAGGATCTCGGCAAGTGGCATGTTATGCTACCGCAGAGTGAACTTACGGAATTCCTAGATACGCCATGCGGAAATATCTTCAATGAAGATATAGATGGGCCGATCCTCGACATGTACGGTAATACCGTATGCAGTCGAGAAGACTCCCATCTTCCGATATGGCAAATCGCTTATTTAGAAGAACCGCTAGAGGGCTCGTTAGGAAAGGTATACACCATCCACGAGAACCTCGGAACGCAGTTCGAACAAGGATTCGATGCAAGACTGGGGCTCCTAATCTTCTTATGGGCTTCCCTCAAGAAGAAAGAATTTGACGAGTTGAATATGGCTCAATCAGTAATACTGAAAGCCAAACTCATCATAATTGGAGAACCGTCAGCTAAAATCCGACCATTAACGTCTGGAGAAACGTGGGCTTACCTGTACATGGTACCGGCAATGCACATGCTCAAGGAGGCAACTGAATGCCTTCCAGGCGCGCGAGTGGGTTTGACCGAACATGATAATCTTTGGAGGTTTGGAACCTCCTACGAGAATCATTACGGTGAAGGATACAAGAAGGAAATTCCTTCTTATATCTCATCTTCCGACTTAAGTAGTGCTACCGATCGATTCGGGCACCAACTGGCGCGGAACAAACTCAAAGGTTTTATATTGGGCTCAAAAGCGTCGGGTGGAGTAAAGAGATATCTTATGGATTCCATAGATCTCTGCTGCTCCCCTCGACAAGTCCATTTTAAGACAACACACCGCCTCGCAAGGAAAATAAGGAACACGGTTCCTCAAGTCCAAGACGGAGGTAGTAAGAAAGAAATAACCTTCACGACACAATGTGGCGTGATGATGGGAGACCCTATTACCAAGGTACTACTAACATTGGCCTCAATGGCCAGTTGGTATTGTACCCAGGCAGGGTTCGAACATCTTAAGGATGTCTCTTTTACTAGCTATATGGAAAGAACATACCTAAAGAGAGGTCTTGAACACAAGACCCCCGGTAGTTCTTTCGCATGCGCAGGTGATGATCACACGGCTGTGGGAAACTTAAAGGACGTAATACGTCCTCCAAAGTTCCTACAGTCAATGAATTTAGAAATCTCGTGGGATAAGTATTGTATTTCAAAGAAATACGTCTCTTATTGCCAGGCTTTCGGGTATGCCCCAAAATGGAAACGTTCCATTCACTCTGATACTATCAAAGTGAGGCTACTCAACGAATTCCGGAAACAGGGAGGTCATGACTCTTTTGAAGAGCCAGACCCCCTGGTCGGAAAAGCCAGAGATTTAGAAAGGTCACTAAGGCATTTCTCGAACAATGAGTACAAGTACTTCATTGAGGGGGTAATACCCCCTGCTCTTCGAGGAGGCATGCCAAAGTGGTTTGAAACCAAAGTCTACAAGAAAGACCAGGCATATATGCCGAGTTCTTTTGGTGGACTAGGAATTCCGTCTAGGATAGACTGGACTCAGAGCGAAAAGTGTTGTAATATTTACAAAACTTATTGTCTGAACCATGTCCCTGGATTATTAATCCAGAATGCCAGGTCAAAGACTTGGCATAGAGGACAGGAATTCAATGAACAAGTTCTAGATATCTCTTCGGACCTTGGAGGTCAAACCTTCAATGAGATTTGGGAAAGTACCCAATCCCGGCTCGACGGTGGATGTTCCACCCCGTCCGGCTCGAAGAGAGTTCAAAGAACTATATATAAAGACTACGTCAGGATCGATGAACCGTGTGTATTACTCGGAACAAAAGAATCGACGCCTGCTATGGTACATACCAAAGCGGCACTTCCTTCGACCATAAGGCCGAATAGGAGGTCAAGACAAGTCTTAGTACAAAAGGCCCGGCTTTATCATGTCAATGGTTCGTTGGTGGATAGTATCCCTTTCGAACAAGTCGACATGACTGATCTTCATAAGAAAAGACCGGGCATTTGGATTGCGCGTGAAGCCCTTCATGAAAGGCTCAAGGTAGCATTTTCAGCACCGAAGTTAGGCTTCGATACCGCGTTTCTTGACGGTCAAGTCAGAAATTATGCATCAAACTTAGGATCACCGTACTACGGTGGAAATGAGGAAGATCGCATATTCGAATTCATATTCGATTTTGACGACCTGTCATAACAGTCAGAGATGTAAGGATTTAGAGTCGCTATGAACTATAGGAATCTACTGTTCAGTGAACTAACTCCTCAACCAAATCTCTAGTTACCTAAGTATTACTTATGGTTCTGGGGGTTTGGGTCCACACAATGGACATCGCTATGCGACGCATGCACAATGCGTGGGGTTAACGCC